TCCATGTCTTCTTGGGTGTAAGTCTTTGACTCCTGAGCGGGTATTTCTTGCGCTGGCTCAGTATCAACGCTTTCTTCCATGATTTCGTCGCTCATGTAGCGATAACCTCTAGTGAGTTGGGGCTATTTTTACCCTTTCGGGTAAATTGTCAACCTTTGCGTTATTTGCGCTTGCGCCCCATCGGTCGCTTGTTCTTTTTCTTCTTCTTCTTCTTCTCGTTCCCATGGTGATATGGCATCTCAAACCTCCACAAGTGGTAGCCAATGATGGCGGCAGTTGTATCCGCCTCTAACGATAAACGGGTTGCCGGGAGCCTTGCCCGCCCATGATTCCTTGCCCCATATGTCCTCTATCTCTGCCTTCGTGTATTCGTTCTTGTGGTCGGTCTCGTTGATGATGTCGCGGCAGAATTGCCGAGAGTCTGTAATAAGATCACCGTAATACTCGAAGGTTTCTATCCCCATTTCTTCAGCCGTTCTAGCTGTGATACTAGCCGAGAACTGACTGAGCGAATCTTCTGCGTAAGTTGTCGCATAACGCCGCATATTATTGCCCAAGCGATCAGCAGCATATCTATTATGTAGAGTCCTAATTGCATCCTCTCTAGCCTGTCCGGTAGCGTTTTGAGCCACTGCCACAAGTCTTCTAATTTCTTCCTGATCGCTCGCTTGATAGATTCCATTGATTGACCCTCTCAACTCTTTGATGAGTACATCTCGGCTCTCCCCGACTAAGGTTGACCGATAGACACCATTCGCCAAAACTTCCAACTGTTGCTCTGCGATGGCCTCGAAGCCTTGGAATGACTGGCGCTGCAAAGCCGATATGATCTCTGGCTCTACCCTGATGAAGTCGCCTAGCTCTGAGAACATCTCATATTGGCTAGCGTATAGGCTTGGATATTCTTCAATGAGTTGCTGAACAGCGACAAGGTATTCATCGGTCAGCGCACCCCTGATCTGATTGCGTGCCTGCAAAGCATAAGCAAGGTCAAAGAGAACGCCTTGGCGAACTGGGGCTGAGCCTGCTATCGCTGCGATGCGCTCTTCTAATCGTTGCAGTACGTCAGCGATCCGGCCTCGATGTGTGTCCGCTAGCCGATTGACGATCTCTGCATATTCGTCGGGGGTCATTCTTCAGCTACAGGGAACTGCCCAAGCACCTGAGTAGTTGCGGTGATCTCATCGTGAGCCTGCATCAGCTTGTCATCGTCCAACACTAGATCGGCGATTTGCTTGTCCACCTCTTGCTGCAAGGTAGATGATCTAACACCGCTCGCCTTCATCTGCTGCAAGAACAGCAACTCTTTCTCGTAATCTCTCACGTCAAATGAGTCGGGATAGAACACCTCAACATCGGGCGTAACATCTAGCCATCGACAGACGAAGCGCCACATCTGCTCCTCTGCTAACTCTAGCAAGTCAGCTTTCTCTGAGAGTTTAGCGTTCAGCATCTGGAACTCAGTCTGCATTGCTACGCCTGATTGCGTGATTGCTTCCGTTCCTCTGACTGCGCCCATATGCGCCATGCGATTGATGGCTTCCACCTTGTCCTTGATGGACTCTCTGATCTCTTTGATGTTGTTGCCAGAAGGCTGTAACAGAAAAGGCTTCATGGCTTCGGCTGAGTCGTCGGGCACATTTATCACTGCACCAGCACCTGCGCTTGCATCGGTGTCGAATGTTTTAACCAGAGATGGATGGTTGCTTATCCGTATTAGCTGCTCTATCTCTGAAAGCTCTTGATATATCGCCTGCTGCATGTAGCTGATGTCGGACAAGTCAGAGATGCCGACGGCTCTTGTGTTCGATCTGTTCGCTGGGAGGAATACCGCAGGAATTACGCCTAGCGGGTTCTCTTTCTCCTCCATCATGGTCTCGCGGTCACCGTCCGACTTCCAATACTGGATCATGTCTTTTCGCCATATGCGGAAGTAGCTCACGATAGTCGTAGCGTCCTCTCGGTCTACAGACTCGCGGAGCTTGAGATAGGTCAATTCAAAGCGCCCTGATGGCGTCCGCTCGAACTGCCAGTCAAAGACATTCTCTGGTGTGAACAACGACAGATAGGGCCGAATCTCCTGCTCTAGCTCTTCGGCTCTCGTCGTTGCGTTACTCTCTGGCTTATCAACAAGTATCCATACATTCCCATAAACGCTAGACCATATCTGAGCCTGCTTCATAAAACTGTTAAGTCCCATGCCATCTAGGTCGGCATCCTTGACCATCGCATCGAGAGCAGGGTTCGCATCGAGGCTGTTGTAGACACGGACTGGTGGGACGCGCCAGAGGAATGAGCTATAGATGTGCACTACGTTCCGACAGTGGTTATCAATAGGAGTGAGACTGATGCGTCTAGCGTACTCATTCTCGGATTCGTTCTGATAGCCGGTCAGGTAACTGCCGTTCTTGTACTCTTGGCCCCCGGCATAGGATCGAAGGTAAAACTCCCACCTTTCTTGGTTGGCATCATAGTCGGGATGTTGATACTCAAGGTTGTTCATGCAGTCCACCTGGTCGGTTGTTCTGTGGTGCGCTCTTTGCGAATCGGGAAAAGATACTCTATAGCGTAACCTAGCGCATCATTCATATGATCGAAGCCGTCCTCTTTGTTTGGCTGGCTTGTGCCCTCTTTGTACGTCTGCCGCTCGAGTGATGAGATCACTTGCTTGCACTTGGGATCTACTAACAGTGTGCGTTGTCCTGTCGATGACAGCAGCTTGCTGTTCACAGAATTGATCCGGTCTCGCACTGGCGGGTGACTGTTTCTCAGCTTCACCCGAAAGCCTGCGTTTTGCAGGATAGATAGGTCAGTCCTACCGCCTGCACTTGTCTTGCGTTGCTTGCTGGCTGGGTCTGGGTAGATCGTGACCTGATGCTCTCGATATCTTTGCAGGATCTCGTCTGCCATCTCGTCAGTATTTGACCCGTATATAACGATCTCGTCTATAACGTGCATGGTGCTGCCGTCTTTGACCATAACGACTGCGCTCATCGGATCGAGGTTAAAGTCCATGCCTATGTGTAGCTCATCTGCCAAGAAGCCTTTTCGAACACTCTCCTCCCTATTGAATGCGTAATATATTACCCCTGAGTAAGTGACAAACTCGGCCTCATACTCCTGTGTGAAGGTTCGCTCGTCTAGGTCTGATCTCGCTTGGTCGATCTCAGCCGCCTCAACATTGCCGCCTTGGATGGTCGTGTACTGAAAGGCTTGCCAGCCCTCCTCTTTGTCCGCGCCTCGCGTCCATAAGTCGTAGAAATGATTGCGCCCCTTTGGTGTGCCGATGAACAATGCAGACCCTAGCCTATCGCTAAGACTGGGACGAAGCACCTCAAACCATGCCTCTGGTCTCATATCAGCGAACTCATCCATCACCACGAAATCTAATGCTCTCCCCCTTAGGTTGTCAGGTTTCTCTGCACCCTTGAGTGAGATCGTTGAGCCATTTCTAAGCGTGAGCGATAAAGCAGTCTCATTGCGCTTGGTTGCGTATCCATCTGGCAGTGCATCGTTAAGCATATTCCACGCGATCTCTTTCGCTGCCTTATATGTTGGGCAGACTAGCCAACAGTTCTTATCGTGACCTGCTAGTGCCGCTTTGATTAGCTCATGGACTGAGAGAAAGGTCTTGCCGAACCGCCGCCCTGCGACAACGACTCGGAACCTGCTCTCATCAAAGAAGATGTCATCCTGTGGCTTTGTTAGCTTCATCAGCCCGCTCGATGATGATAGGCGGCAGATCTTGTGGCTCTGGCTCTGGCATATCGCTTTGACCTAACCAGTTCTTACCTAGCCAAACCAGCATGGTCGTATTGCCGTCCATGGCTGCACTGTATTGTCGTCTGCGTAGGCTCATCTTGCCTGTGGATGCTTTTTGTTTGAAATAGTCCGCAAAACTGAGCTTGTGCTCACGATGACATGCCCTGTTAAGGGTGTCGTAATCGACGCCAAGGATGTTGGCTTGCTCCTCACCTGTGCAGTGAATAGCGCATAGCTTGTCCACTTGATCCCAGTCTATTTGCTTTTGAGGTCTAGCCACTCACAACCTCCAAAGGGCGCTCTAGCTGTGCCGTTTTTCCTGTGAAGGATTGCCAGCGATTTACGATAACATCGCAGTATTTGGGGCCTAGCTCCATCGTATAGCAAATTCTGCTAGTCTTTTCGGCACCCATTAGCGTCGTGCCCGATCCAGCAAAAGGCTCCATACATAGACCCCCTGCAGGAAGGCTTGATCGCATGACTCGCTCCATCATCGCTACAGGTTTTGGGGTGGCGTGACCGTGGCGATCCTTACCCTTTACACGGTCGAATCTCCAAACATCTGACATTTGATCGTGACCGCTATCAAAATAAGCTCTACTTGCATAAAACTTGGCCTTTAGGTCGTCGTATTCCCTTTTTAGGTCGTCGTATTCTCTTTCAAAATGTTTCCCCTGAGCTAGATCTTGTATTGCTTGATAGCTCTCTTTCGTCGGGAAAGACCACTGCGATGTTGTCCAGTAGTGAGTGTGGGTTGAGTTTGTTGCCATTTTGATTTGTTCGTTCTTTAGCCCAGACTTTTCTTTTTCTTCGACTAGGTAATGTCTCAGGCTATCCCAGCCAGACCAGTAGTTGTCTGCATTGTTGTTGAATCCTTGTTCACCCAGCATAAAGAAAAGGCAGTGTTCACCCATGTTGGCGAATTGCCGCAAATTGCCCATGCCATCTTTCCCCCAACTAACCCCTTCTTGATGCCATAAAATGTCATTCCTAAAAGTTAAGCCCTCGGAGGACGATAAACCTCCTGCATACCATAACCGCCACAGATCCTCAGAATTACCCCAGATATACGCGCTCCCATTATCTTCTACGAAGATCCTACAGGTATTCCACCAATCCATCTGGAACTGATCGAGTTGTTGTTTGTACAAATTATCATTTAACACGCCATCGCCTTCCTTGCCCATCCCATAAGGGGGGTCTGCGTGTATCAGTGCGGCTTTTTTTCCAGCCATTAGCTTGTCCACATCATCAACACTGGTAGAGTCGCCACACATCAGACGATGGTTCCCCAGTATCCAAACATCCCCTCGCTTGGTTATCGGCTCCTCTGGCGCTTCTGGCACCTCATCCTCGTCGGTCAGCCCTTCTACGACTTCAGGCTCCAGAATGGTATCCAACTCAGTCGGGTCGAAGCCGGTCAAGTCTATGTCAACGTCCAACTCTTTCAGCCGATCAATCTCAACCGCTAACAGATCGTAATCCCACCCCCCGTTCTCGGTCAGTTTGTTGTCTGCTATCACATACGCCTTGCGCTGCGCTTCCGTCAGCCCTTCAAGGGTTATCGTAGGCACTACTTTAAGATCGAGCTTTTGCGCTGCTGCCAGTCTGCCGTGCCCTGCGATGATCCCGTTATGCTCATCAATCAAAATCGGATTGTTGAACCCAAACTCTCTGATGCTGGATGCTACTTGCGACACCTGCTGATCGCTGTGCGTTCTAGGGTTGTTAGCGTAGGGGATCAGATCTGTCGTTGCTATATACGCAACCTCAAGCTCACTCAATGACTGGCTCCCTAGCGTGACTTGTTGCTTTCAACCATCAGCATCATGGCATTTCTCTTTGCCTCTGGTGATAGCTCTTGGAAGTGATACACGCGCACGCTGCTTGCATCATGGCTGGCACCAGTGTGTAGAACTCCTCCCGGCATCGCATGGGTCTCGCCCTCGTAAGGTGTGCCGTCAATCCTGTAGTGTGTTATTCCCTTCATCGATTTGTTGCTCTCCTGACTGCTTTGCGTTCTGCCTCAGTGTAGCGAGCCGAGCCTTTGCCCGACTTGGTAGCTTTGTTCTTTGCTCTCGATCCTGCCGCCTTTTGGCCCGACGATAACGCTTTACGAGCCGCTTTAGGTAGGTAGCGAGACTTGCCCTCTTTACCCACATAATCCCAATCTTGCTTTGTCCACTGGCTCAAACGATTGCTAGCTGATTTCCTACCTGAATACTTACCGCCAGCGTCCTTGTAATATTTGACAGCAAGCTGCGCCGCTCTGCCCGACCATTTGCCGCCCATCTTCCGCTTGGCTCTGGCTTTGGCTCTGTCCCAGATTTTAGGGTTCAGTCTCTTTGCTGTCTCTGCCATTACTTGCCGACTCCCTTCACGCGCTCATACGATCTAGCGCCACCTAGTCCAAGCATGCCAAGAAGTAAGGGCATCATAACCCCAGCGTCAGCTTGAGGTATCACCACCCCGAATCCCGCAGCTATCGGCGCTATTAGAAAGTTCACCATAAGACCAAGGACGCAAACATAACCAGCCAATGGTCTCCAAGATGATTGGAACCAGTTACCTTTCGCATCAAGTTTGAGAACCTCAATTTGTTCCAAAGCGATCTGCTGACCATGTTTCTCGGACATGGTGCTGATCTCATGGGCCAACTTGTTTTTGGTGTCTGCGTCAGGGATGAATTTATCGAGCAACCCCGTGACTGGCCCGATTAGTTGACCGACTATGCTCATCGACCGTTACTCCTATTTGACCAAGCCTGCGCCCCGAAGAACGCTGCCAAAATGCCTGCGACACTGACGAAGTAGACCGCAGCCATGTCACCGAGAATCGAGGCCGCTTGGTTCATACCAAAGAACTCGCTGACCACCACTAGCGACGGGTAGAGAAGCATCCCCCATAGCGCGAACCAACTCATAGCCCTCTGTGCGTCTGCTCTCTCATGCGCTAACTGCATCTCTTGCAACTTTTCTGAGGTTTCCAGTTCTGAATCACTCACCACGCCGTCGCCGTCTAAGTCCTTGTCGGCGTAGATCGAGCCTTCTTCAAGCCGCTTAGCCGCCATCAGTTTTCTTGGCCCTTGTAGCTTTTGGCATCACGCCTGACACGCTCGTGATCTTTAACTTGAAGTCTCTGCCTGCTGCCTCAAACAGTCGATCCAATGCGACCTTACTGTTGTTTACAAAAGGTGCTTGTCCGTTGAATCCCCACCCTAGCCCCGGCGCTATGCATCCCGCCAACTGTGTCGGCTTGTTGGCTGAGTGAAATAGTATGTGCGTTCTGCCTTTCACATCTTTGACCTGAACCGCATCTGGGTACTTGTCGCTGCTGTAATCCTCGCACTCATACTCGCCCTCTGGGATACAGGACACCCAAGGCTCGTTATTGCGCCATGCTCTCTCTACTGTAAAGCATGAGAAGTCTATATCGGCACCCTCAACGGTCAGCTTTCCTGCCGTTCCCTCTGGTGCATAAGCGAATCTTTCGATCACTACCTTCATCTGGCCTCACTTTCAAGGATCGCAAAAGCTGCATTTTTACCGTTTTGTGATCCTTTATTCTAGCAGATTCGTAAAGAAAAAGTTTATTTGCTGATGTTATTGTTTACACTTTTAGTTTATAATGTGCTTGTCATTAAGGAGAAACGACATGAAAAACACATTTAAAGCTG